TGGCAGTCATACGACACCCGTGGTGATCTTGAGTACGAGTATGTAGAGGATCATGCTGCTGTTGCCAAGCACGGCATTATCAAAAAAGACATCAAGGCCATTGGTTGTTACAGCCAAGGGCAGGCACATCGTTTGGGCAAGTGGACGTTGTTGTCAGAGCAGAATCTGACTGAGACTTGTGAGTTTGCAGTTGCGATTGAAAGCGGCATTATCCTTCGTCCAGGGATGGTGGTTGATATTGCCGACCCAATGCGTGGTGGAACGCGCAGAAGTGGACGAGTTAGCTCAGCAACTACAACGGTTATCACGATTGATAGCGATACCGACCTGTCGGTAAGTCTTTCAGCAAGCCCGACGCTTTCGGTTTTGCTACCCACAGGCTTGGTTGAAACCAAGACAATCTCCAGCATTTCTGGAGCGGACATTACTGTTGACGAGGCTTTTAGCGAAGCACCAAATGCAGCAGCCGTTTATTTAATCGATACCACCGACATTCAGGTCCAAAAGTTCCGTGTGTTGTCGGTAGCTGAGTCCAGTGATGGCGTTTATGGCATTAGTGCGATTGCATATAATGAATCAATCTATGCAGCTGTTGAAGAAGATGTTGCTCTGACTACGCGAGACATTACCGATCTTTCTGGCACACCTAACGCTCCAGAAGCTCTGACAGGCACTGAGTTCTTATATCAAGAGGGTCAAACGGTTCACACCGGCTTTGATTTGAGCTGGACTCACGATCGTATTAACACCAATGACTTTTTGGTTAGGTACAGGATAGACAGCGACAACTTTGAGTCGTTAGACACAAATAACCCTTCAATTACGCTTCGAGCATTACGCGCTGGAACGCTGGACGTACAGGTGTCGGCTCGTAACTTTTTAGGTAATCAAAGCACTATCTCAACAGCAACGTTTGAACTCGTCGGCAAGACGGCAGTGCCTGGTGATGTGCAGAACCTGTCGATTGAAGCAATCAGCGCCAACAGCGCTCGCCTGCGCTGGGATCAAACTGTTGACCTTGATGTGAAGGTGAATGGTCTTGTTCACATTAAGCACAGCAATCTGACTGACGGTACAGCGACCTGGCCTAACTCTGTTGACTTGATCCCTGCTGTTGCGGGCAACTCAACTGAAGCGATTGTACCGCTAGTGGCTGGTGAGATATTTGCCAAGTTTGAGGATGACCTAGGCAACAAGAGCACGAACGCCACCAGCGTGATCATGCAGTTCCCAGATACTCTGGGGCGACTTGCAGTCCAGACCCGCAGAGAGGATTTGGACAGCCCACCTTTTCAGGGCACTAAAACTGATTGTTTTTATGACGAGGGCCTAGACGCGCTGATTATCGACGGTGACGAAGACATTGATGATCAAACGGATTTTGATGACATCAGTTCTTTCGACACGCTTGGTGACATTTTGTCTTCTGCTGAATACCAGTTCGTAAATACTCTTGATCTCGGCGCACGATTCTCGTTGGATATTCAGCGCCGATTTGTTACGCGAGCATTCTTCCCGAATGCCTTGATCGATTCTCGTAGCGCCAACGTAGACGATTGGAGCGATTTTGATGGTGATGATGCTGACGCAGTAAATGCCAAGCTGTACTTCAGAAGCACCAACGACGATCCAGCAGGCTCTCCGACCTACGGCGCATGGCAGGAGTTCATTTCTGGAACGTTTGAGGCCAGGGCGTTTCAGTTCAAAGCAGAGCTAAGCAGCTCGGACACGGGTCAGAACATTTTGGTTGATGAGCTGGGTTACGAGGCAACGTTCCAGCGGCGTCAAGAGAACAGCAACGGCACCATCGCTTCAGGCACCAGCACCAAGAGCGTAACTTTCGACAAGGCGTTCTTTGTGGGCACAGCATCGCTCGGTGGATCAAACGCTTACCTGCCTAGTGTTGCGGTAACGGTTCAGAACCTTGGCAACGGCGAGCGGCTGAACGTCAGCAATGTCAGCGCCACTGGCTTTGACGTAGACATTTTGAACAGCAGTGACGCCAATGTGAACAGGAACTTCACCTATGCGGCGGTGGGCTATGGCAAGGCCGTTTAACATAGAGGCAATGTTGTCCAAAACGGGCTGAGGCATGGCAACCCACGACTATGTAATTGCAAACGGCACGGGCGCGGCAGTCCGTTCTGATTTGAATAACGCCCTTGCGGCAATCGTCAGCAATAACAGCTCTTCATCTGAGCCTGGGACGACTTACGCATATCAATGGTGGGCAGATACCAACGCCAATGTGTTGAAGCTGCGCAACAGTTCTAACGATGGGTGGGTGACCCTACGAGAGCTTGACGGCACGATGCTGATTGAGGATGGCTCAGCCGCATCGCCTGGTCTTGCATTTGCTGACGACACCGATACAGGCATCTTCAGCCCTGGTTCTGACAATATCGCTTTTGCCACTGGCGGTGCCGAGCGTTTCAGGATTGATAGTAATGAGGCTGTATTTAACGAAGGCAGCAACAGTTATGACTTCCGCGTGGAGTCAAACGGGTTGACCCATGCGTTGTTTGTTGATGGTAGTGCAGATGCAGTCGGAATCGGTACGTCGGCACCGAGTCATCGCTTAGACGTAAGAACAGCATCAGGGAATGCTCAAATCAATCTAAGATCTGGCGGCGATCTTGCTCAATTACTTTTAATCAGCAACGATACAAGCGGGCAGTCTCAGGTTAATTTTGGGGACAACGACGCAAACAATAAGGGAATTATTCAATATGCACACAGCGACGACTCTTTAAGGTTCACGGTAAACTCATCAGAGAGAGCACGCATAGATTCAAGCGGCAATTTAGGGGTTGGGACCACAAGTCCTAGCCAACTTGTAACTGTTAGTTCAGGAGGAGATACACAACTTTTATTAACTTCAACAAACAGTACTGCCCATGATCGCATCAACTTTACGAATAGTGGAAGCTCGGCATCTGGAGGCCTTTGGTATGCCGCTGGCAACACGATGGAGTTCCGAACAGATGATACAGAACGGATGAGGCTTTTCTCAAGTGGCGGTCTAGGAATTGGGACATCTAATCAAATTGCATCATCCCAACTGACTGTAGGTGGCTCCAATGGGATGTTTGTTCGCAGCACAGGAGTAGATGGCACATTTGCTGACCTTTTGTCGTCATTTTACAGCGGTAATAACAACGAAAAAAATACTATTGGCGCTTCAGTCTCAGGTAACGGACTTAATAGCGGTTTTCAATTTAGGGCTTCTGATGGCAGTGGTGCTTCTAGCCAGACCACTGTCTGCGAAATGAGAAAGAGCGAGTTCAGAGTCTTCACTGACGGCGCAAACGTATTAAAGGTACTTAGCAGTGGCAGACTCAAGGTAAGCAACTCTGCAGGCTCAGGCAGTACTTACCACACCAATGTTAACTTTAGCTCGATACACACAGATACAGGCGGCAACGTTATTGCTGGCTTTGAGAACTCTCACACCAGCGATCCTTATGGAATAGTTATCAAGTTTTCTGGGGATGATGCTGATAATAATTCAAATTACTTCATTGAAGCCAACGACACTTCAGCTACCCGATTTCAGGTTTTATCTGATGGAGATGTTCGCAACCATGACAATAGTTACGGCTCTATTTCTGATGAAAAACTTAAACAGGATATTGTTGACGCTGGATCGCAATGGGATGATCTAAAAGACCTGCGTGTTCGCAAGTTCAAATTTAAGTCTGACGTTGCTGCTTACGGTGATGAGGCAAAGGTCTTAATTGGTCTAGTCGCACAGGAAGCCGAACTTGTTTCGCCTGGGCTTGTGTCAGCCAGTCCTGATCGTGATGATGAAGGCAATGACCTTGGAACGACTACAAAAGCTGTCCGTTATTCGGTGCTCTACATGAAAGCCATCAAGGCTTTGCAGGAAGCCATGGACCGCATCGAAACACTGGAAGCCAAGGTTGCAGCCCTTGAGGCTGGCTGAGTAAACTTCTTCTGACTTCACACCATCATGGCTAACACCTTCGTCTGGAAGATCAACGATCTTCAACGTGATCTCAGTGATGGTTTCTGCCACACCGCCCATTGGACTTTGGTCGGAATCAGCGATCAGGTTGATGCTGACAACAACCCCTATAACGACAGCGGTTACGGCAGCATCGGCCTGGATCGTCCTGACACCTTGCTCGACTTCGAGGATCTGACTGAAGCTGACATTGTGGCAGCTGTGCAGGCCAAGCTTGGGGCTGAAAAGGTCACTAAATATCAGAACCAACTGGCCGCACGCATCGCTGAAAAAATTACGCCAACTCAGGCGTCTGGCAGACCTTCTAGCTGGTGATCTGATGCAACGACCTGACCCGATGATCGCCGCTAAGCCTGGTGCGGAAGACGTGCAGGCTATGGCGGCTAGAACGCTGTGGCTTGAGGAATTGTTCTTCCTTGATGGCCGCGACCAAGTGTCACACCCTCAGTATGGTCTGTTTACGGGTTTGGCTCTCAAGTATCAGAACTTGAATTCAACTGACGGCATCTGATGGCCAAGTCACTTAGCGGGCAAAATTTTGTCCCTAGCAAGCCAAAAAAGACACGTCAAGGTAATGGATCACATTCAAAACCGTCCCATGGACGGAAGAAGTATCGTGGCCAAGGAAAACGTTAACTCTCTTCCAAATGATCAAGCGTCTTGCTTTTGGTGCCATCGCTGGTGCTCTTGCCTTGGCCCCCCTGTCTGCACGCGCAGACGGCTTTTATCTGAATCCTGAGTGGAACGGCGGCTGGTCTGGTTCTGACTTTGGCGGTGCTGTTCTTGACGGTCACGTTGGCTATGAGTCAGGTGCCTTCTACATCCAGGGCGGTCCTTCTTGGCTGCAACCTGATGCAGGTGACACCGAGGTTGGTTTCTCCGCCAAGACCGGTGTTTCTGCCGCTGTTGCAGAACCTCTGGATGTTTACGGCGAAGTGTCCTACGCCAAGTACAAGGATGCTGATGCTGGTTATGGCCTTAAGGCTGGCCTGAAGTACAAATTCTGAGCTAGCTTGAGTCTGCAGAGACGCAAA